CTAACGTACGCTGCGATAATTGCCGCAGAGTATCAGCTATAAGTCCAACTACAGAGATGCATCCTTGGAGTTGCCCACTTTGTGGTCATGATCATTTCTCGACAAGGATGAGGGTTTAATGGAGTGGCAGGAATACAAGCCTTCTAATCGTCCTCCAAAAGCTGGATATTACCTGATAACCTGGGCTACCAAGGAATCGAGAGTGATCGACGGTCGTCGTATAGCGGATGGACGTCAAGTATCGGAGGTATGGTACAACCCGGACGCGATCGTGCCTTGGTGGTGGAGCCGGAGATACACGAACATGCCTCATCTGGGAATCGAGATGGCAGTCTTGCACAAGGTAATTGCCTGGATGGAGTTACCCAAACCTTATAGAGAAGGCTCGAACGACAATATCAAGACAGATAAGGAACTCTCGGACGAATTCGGTGAATTAATCGCGGAGATGGCTATTCGCACTGAGAAGACTGAGCAGCAGATTATGTACGAGCTGGCTCGGAACTACTGGGATATTGTACCGTTCGAAGAGGAGTCATAGCTTGTTCATCGCTACATCAACGGAAGGTGAGAGAAATACTCTCGTCATAGGTCTTGAATCGGATAACATCAAGCAACTTCTTAACGACAAGCCGATAAAAAAGAATTTCAGTACGGATATTCCACCAGGGTCGGGTCTAGAAGAGTGGGATCTCATAATCCTGGGCCCAGAAGATCTCGTACGCTTTGTAGCCCACTATGGACTTAAACCGTGAACACATACCAAGAGACGATAGATCATCAGTTGAAGATGCTCGATCTGGAGCCTCATCAGGAGAAGGCTTTGAGCGAGTTGGCCAACGGTAAGATATTGTGGGGTGGCGTAGGAAGCGGTAAGTCTCGAGTTGCTGTAGCCTACTATATTCAACATCTCCATGATATTGATATCTACGTAATAACTACTGCGAAGAAACGAGATTCCCTCGATTGGAACAAGGAGTTCGCACGAGCAGCCATCGGTATGCATGCAGATGCTACCACACGCGGGATCCTGACTGTCGACAGCTGGAACAACATCGACAAGTACAAGGACGTAGAGGATGCTTTCTTCATATTCGACGAGCAAAGGCTGGTAGGTAGTGGCAAATGGGTGCGGTCATTTCTCCAGATCGCGGAGAACAACCATTGGATTCTGCTCAGCGCGACTCCTGGCGACACGTGGATGGACTATATTCCCGTGTTCATCGCAAACGACTTCTACAAGAACCGTACGCAGTTCAAGCGTGAGCATGTGGTGTATGCACCGTTCTCCAAGTTCCCCAAGGTCGATCGATATTTAGCTACTGATCGTCTGAACAAGCTGAAGAATCGGATACTGGTTCACATGCCGTACCCGAAACTGACGGTGAGACACTCTTTCACCAGGCATGTCGAATACAACGAAGAACTTGTGCAAAGCGTGGTCAAGAACCGCTGGCATATTTACCAGAACCGGCCGATCAGGGACATCACGGAGCTGTTCTTTGTTCTGAGACGAATCATCAACAGCGATCCCAGCCGCGTCCGTACAGTTCTGGAACTGCTCGAGGAGCATCCGAAACAGGTCATATTCTACAACTTCGACTACGAGCTCGAGCTGTTGCGGAATCTCGGTAAAGATGTCGAAATAGCGGAATGGAACGGTCACAAGCACGAGGATATTCCCAGCAGTGGCGACAGCTGGCTGTATCTGGTACAATACGTCGCTGGATCCGAAAGCTGGAACTGCACAGAGACCGATACGATCCTTTTTTACTCCCTGACATATTCGTACAAGAACTGGGAACAGGCGCATGGACGGATCGACAGAATGGACACTCCGTTCACAGATCTGTACTACTACGTTCTAAGGAGTAAGAGCGTGATCGACAGGGCAATCTGGAGAAGTTTGAGCGCAAAAAAGAACTTCAACGCCGCTAATTTCCCGCTCGAGATGCTCAAAAACTGACCAAGAAAAATCTTGGCAAAAATCTTGGCAAATGGGATAATAACTTAAAAGGGGTCAAAATGAGGGTCAGAACGGGGTCGGAAAAGTGTCAAAACGTGATTTTTTTGGGCGATTTCGACCATGAATTTTTTAGTCATTTTTAGGCCCTTTTTAGTTATTAGTCAATTTGCCAAGATTTTTCTTTGGCAAAATTTAGAAGGGTAATATCTAAGATAACTAAATTTTTTTTCTCATTTTCCCTGCAAATCGATACTTTTTCAAAATGTTGTCTACGTAGACAACTTAGAGATTTCGTTGCCAAGATTTTTTCCAAAAAGTTTTTTATATTGTGCTAATTCCTTACTGTACGCGTAACTTGTTTACAAAATAGACAACATTAGATATTAGTCGTTTCATATGAAAAAGTTTTTGGCCAAAAATCTTGGCAAAGTTTTCTAATCAGACAACACGTGCTTTTCACCCATCTTCCGCAAGGCCGCGCGCTTTTCCCAAGGGCTCTTTAAAGTTTGGAGAAATATGGAACAGATGACCCTTTTTGAGAATGAAGAGTGGAGAGTCATAGAGCAATTTCCTGATTACAGTGTCAGCAATCGTGGGAGGATTCGTTCTGACAAATTCGATAGGATCATGGTACTTTCTGAAAATCAGTTTGGGGTAGTGCAGGTAGGTCTTATGCGAGATGGTCAACAAAAACACCGATCTGTGCCACTTTTGGTCGCCAAAGCCTTTCTAGTGCCTTCTGAGCCTTCATTTGACACACCCATTAACCTAGACGGGGATAGGCATAACAACGCCTTAGAGAACCTTACATGGCGTCCTAGGTGGTTTGCTGTTCGATATAACCAACAGTTCCGATACCCTCGTCAATACACAATCGAGGAGCCGATTATCGATCTCAAGACCGGTTATATCAGCGAGAACTCGTTTGAGTGCGCCAAGAGATACGGTTTACTCGAGGAAGATCTCGTAAATGCCATTTTCAATCGAACCTATGTTTGGCCTACTTATCAAGAGTTTGGTATATATGAGGAGTAGGTAAATCTCGCGAAATTTAGATAAAAGGGGTGAAAAAACAAATTAGTTATTAGTTAGTTCTACAATCGTGGATTATAACAGAAGGAATAGAATGTGCATCTCTTATTTTTTTGCATTTATTGATTCGCAAGTGGTGAGAGGAGGATCATGGCAAACCAAATCAATCTCCAGCCGCAAGTTTTGAACCTTTCTTTGTATGCTGGAGATGGGGTTGAGTTCAGATTAGTGTGCAAAGATGGCAGCGGTGATCCTATCGACATCACTGGCACAGTAACTGCACAAATTCGGTTGGATCGTTTAGAAGCGACTGACCCAATAGTTGAGTTTACAGTTGGTATGGTAGACTCTTATCAAGGAATTGTGGTACTTTCATTGACTGAGGATCAGACCAGAGCTTTGGTAACTGATCCATCGGCAAAGGCTGGTAAGTTTTTAGGAGTATGGGATATTCAATGGTCACCGGCTAATACACCACCACGAACGTTGTGTCAAGGAACTGTCGAGTGTGTTGCCGATGTTACTAGATGAAGTACTCATAATAGTTGAAACAAAAGAAACTGACGTCTTTGTTCAGGATATATCAGATGTAAATTTATCTGTTAAATCCGTTACAGATGTTGATGTCATAGTTTCGAATGAGTTAGATATTGGAAATGTGATTGTTGAGGTAGCTGAAGCTCAGATCAAGCTCGAGAAACTAGACGACATTGATATTTCAGTTTACCAAGCTCCAGATATCATCATCTTGACTGCGGCTAATGTAGGTGCACAAGGAGATCAAGGTCCGCCTGGAGAAACAGGAGCAACTGGACCCCCAGGTCCACAAGGTCCAGCAGGAGCATCTCTTGCTTCATATCCGTATCGATGGAAGACAGCTACCGATGCTAGTGATCCTACTCATGGTTTCATGAAGATGAATGGACCAGTTCTGACAGCAACTCAACTGTATGTGTCTAAATATGACCAGCAAGGTCAGGCTATTCTTGGAATTGGTCTTATGAAATCTGGGGATGATCTGTATGTATACGAAGCTAGTCAATTGGATACTTGGAATCGGTATACAGTTTCCACAAAAGTAGATAATGGTGAATGGCTTACTATTGGAATTTCTTACGATGACTCTGGAGCATTACCATTAACTCCTAGTCAAAATCAAGATATGCAACTTGTTATTCCAATGCGTGGTACACCTGGACCACCGGGTCCAACAGGTCCTCCAGGCCCATCTGGTCCTGCTGGTCCAACGGGTCCTCCCGGTCCTGCATCAACTGTTCCAGGTCCTCCCGGTCCTGTGGGACCTGCCGGTAGTGTGGATGTATACGAGCAGCCCAATACTCCAACTGAGCCGACTGAAATTGGATCTCTTTGGATTGACACCGATGCTTCTCCGCCAGGTGTTTCACCTACATTTATATTTACACAAAGTTCACCTTCCGCTACTTGGATAATTGTTCATAATTTGAATAAGTGGCCATCGGTAACAGTTGTCGATTCTGGAAATAGCGTCATTATCCCTAGTATTCATTATGATAGTGTAAATCAAATTACGGCAACATTTGGTTCCGCGACTTCTGGGAAGGGTTACCTTAACTGATGCCAACTCTTGGTAACGCACTCGACTTTTCCAAGTATGAGGCGCGAAACATTAGAGCGCATCAGCTTGGTGCTGCACCTTCATCGCCTGTAACCGGGCAGTTATATTACAACAACGTTGACAATACGCTCTATTGGTGGGATGGAACTACTTGGCAGTCAGCCAAAGGTGGCGTGAGCTCTATTCCAGATGCGTCAACAACCACCAAAGGTATCATTCAGCTTGCGGGTGATCTTACAGGTACTGCCACAAATCCTCAGATTGCCACCGGTGTGATTACGGATGCCGATGTCAACGCTGCGAACAAAGATGGTCTTACCACTATTCCATCTTTACGCACTCTGAGTTTTCAGCCACAAGCTGCTATGCCGGGTAATGCTCGTCTCGATCAGATTGCGCAACCAACAGTTTCAGTAGGATTTGGTAGCCAGAAAATTGTCAATCTTGGTACTCCTACCGCTGCCTCGGATGCTGCAACCAAAGGTTATGTAGATGGGTACGTTCAAGGTCTAGATTCTCATGCATCAGTCAAAGCTGCTTCCACTGTGAATTTGACTCTTTCGGGTACACAAACCGTTGATGGAATTGCGCTTATTGCTGGTGATCGAGTTCTAGTCAAGGATCAGACTACTCAAGCTCAGAATGGTATTTACTCTGTATCCGCAACAGCTTGGTCTCGTGTCACCGACATGGACACTTGGGCAGAAGTTCCAAACGCATATGTTTGGGTTGAGCAAGGAACGGTTCAAGCAGATACAGGCTGGGTGGTAACGTCGGATCAAGGTGGTACTCTTGAATCCACGGCTATTACTTGGGTCCAGTTTTCAGGAGCTGGTCAGATCATTGCCGGAGCTGGTCTAACAAAAACTGGTAATACTCTGGATGTAGGCGGAACCACTAATCGTATTACTGTAGGAGCTGATACTATTGATATCGCCGCTACTTATATTGGTCAAGCTAGTATCTCAACTCTTGGTACTATTACTTCTGGCGTTTGGAATGGTACTCCCGTTCCTGTTACCTACGGTGGTACTGGACAGGCTACGGCGAAAGCTGGTCGTGAAACAGGTCTGGGAGCGGCCGGTTATTATAGCGCTTTGGGGCCTGCTTCTACAGGTAACACGATTACTGTACCGCAAGGTACTCATGGGCTTCGAGCTTCTAGAGGTCTCCTCGTTCAAGTCCAAGACGAGACTAGTGGTGCTGTTGAAATTCCCGATATTGTAGTTGCTGCTAATGGTGATGTAACCGTTACTTATGGCGTCTCGATAAACGCCAACACTAAGAGGGTGACGGTGATTGGTTAATGCCGGAATTCAAAGCGAGTTTAAGAACACCTAGATTACCTTCCGCTCCTACATCTCCAATTACTGGAGAGATGTATTACGATACGGGTACGAGCACTTTGTATTGGTGGAACGGTACAACTTGGATTAGTGCAAAAGGTGCTCCACCTATATTTGAACAACCAGCTCAACCTACAGAGCCAGTTCAAATTGGATCTCTTTGGGTTGACAATGATGCTCCTCCAGTAATAGGTCCAACAGGCCCAACCGGTCCAGCTGGGCCTACAGGTCCTCAAGGAGCTACGGGACCGGGCGTTCCTGTTGGTGGTACTCAAGGTCAGGCGCTAGTAAAGAAGACTGCAACTGATTTTGATACACAATGGGCGCAAGCAGGCGCAGATCTGGTTTATGATGGTGATTTTGCAGCTGGTCCAACATACAAAGATGGTGAAGTTGTTGTTTATAATGGGGTTGCCTATATTTGTGTTACTCCGACAACAGCTGCGCCAATTGCTTGGCCTGGTGGTCCTCCAGCTGTACCTGCATATCCACGACCTAGTTATGTCACCACATTACCCGCTACACCTGTCGATGGACAAGAAGTAATTTTAGTAGATTCAATTACAGCCCCTACTTATACCTGGCATCTTAGATATAATGCTTCTTCGACTTATACCTGGAAATGGGAATTTCTAGGTGGTAATCCTTATTTCTCGTCGCAAACTGTGAACTGGGCAACAGCTGGTTCATGGACAATGTTGCTTGGATGGCAAGTACCGCGTGCTGGAGTGTATACGATTGTTCCGCATATTTACACCGCGACAAATACTGGGGCTGCTGTTTCAACTTATATCGGCGTTGGTGTTCAGAATGTTAATCAGGCGCAAGTAGGTGTGCTTAGTTCTCCATCTGGGTCATGGGCAACTATCGCTGGTTATGAAATACCTATAACTGTGTCAACGGCTGGTAATTATATACAGGTATCTGGATATCAAACATCTGCATCACAAGCTAATACAACTACTGCAACTATGGTAGTTCGGCCGAGGTGGCTTTCATGACAACGCCAGTTCCTGCATCAACACCTTGGGTTCCAATGTGGAGTCTACAAGGTGGAGTAGCTATCAATTATCTTGGTGGTTGGGCTCCAGGTACTTACCAGCCAGGTCAAATTGTTGTGGATAATGGTGTTGAATATATGTGCGTACGTCAAACGACAAAACGTCCAACACCATGGGCTGCATCTCAAGCAGCAAGTTACGGCACGTCGCTTCCGGCTTCTCCTATTGATGGTCAAGAAGCTGTTTTGGTTGATTCTCTCACGAGTCCTACTTATCAATGGCGTTTCCGATATAACGCAAATTCGACGAGTTTATATAAATGGGAGTTTGTTGGTGGTGCTCCGATCTATATTTACGCGTCTGATGCGCCTGCCGTCGCGAGTGGTTGGGCGATAGTAGCGACTCCGCAAGTCACACCACCACGGCCTGGGGTCTATCTGATTCAAGCTCAGTGCCGTTATTTGCAGATTCCGACTGCTGGATTCCAAATGCACGTTTCGGGTGGTTCGTCCGTTGATGGGTCAGGCGTCGAATCGACGTTCTTCTCGCCGTCGATAGCGAATCAGGTTACACCGATGCAACCGTCGCTCGTGCAGCGCACACTGCTCGCTGGGCAGACAGCATGCATATGGGTCTACAACGGTTGTCCGACAGCCGGAACAATCGGGTCCCGTGCTCTGACAGTAACTCCAGTGAGGGTTTAATGAGCGTCTACGTTCCAGATCCTGCTCTGAACGATTGGGTTCCGCTTTGGAATCTTGGCAATAATGTACCTGCAGTTCAGCCTTCTTGCCGTGTGAAGAAGTCTGCTGTTCAGTCGGTAGTGAATGCTGCAGGTGCTATCCTTACATGGGATCTCGAAGATTATGATACTGATAATATTCATGATCTTGTAACGAATACTTCGCGTCTGACTTGCCGTACCACAGGTAAGTATTTGGTTTCTCTGACTGTTTGCTTTGCTGGTAATGCGACTGGTACCCGTGCTGCTTACGTGCTTAAAAATGGAGCCGTAGCACTTGATGGACCAATCTATCATGCAGCTCCGAATCCTGTTGCGAGTGAGACAACGAGTGTCACCGCTACGGGATTGATGTATCTCCAAGCTGGAGACTATATAGAAGCGGCTGCTTATCATACATCTGGAGCAGCATTGAATGTCGTCACAGGAGATTCTGCTACAGGAAATGGTACAGGATTTTCGATGGCACTTGTTGGAGGAATGCAGGGACCAGCGGGACCAGGAACACCTACATATGGAACGACTTTTCCAGTAAACCCTCTCGACGGTCAAGAACATATTCTTGTTGATTCGCTTACGGCCTCAACTTATCAATGGCGATTTCGTTACAATGCAAATGCTTCGTCGGCATATAAGTGGGAGTTTATCGGCGGGCCTCCTATTTTAACTATAGGCGGATCGGTAGTTTGTACTTCTACTTCTGTTGTGGCGATGACTGGGGCACCTACTACCACTGTTCCACGTACAGGTATCTATAATGAAGAACTTTCGGCCAGTGTAGGTAACAATGGTGTTGCATCAGGTGGTTATACAGGTTATGGCCGAGCATTACATTCTGTTTCTGGAGCGGTTGATGTAGGTTTGGCAATGGCTGCAGCAGCCTGGGCGGCAGGATCAACTTATCTTGCACGTACAGGAGTTGTATTAAACGCAGGAGAAACAATCACTTGGCAGGCTTATTTAAATTCAGCGGTTAGTACAACAGTTAGTAGTGGCCGTGTTACTTTGACTCCAGTTCGGGTTTCGTGAAAGGGAAAACAATATGCTGATCACAACAATGGTGCAGCTTGGAAATGGGGAAACGTTTTCTCATACAGCTGATGCGGCGGCTCAGTTGGTGTTCGATGCACTTGGTGGTGATCCAACAACAGATCATTGCTCAGTGTCTATATCAATACTTCCGGACACGGGCACAGCAGGAGCTTTGCCTGATTATACTCCGCCAGGATGAGTATTGTCAACGCTCACCCGGTCCGTGTCAGAACCTCCGACGGTTGGCAGGAGCTGGCTCTTACCGGGCCACAAGGTCCTCCTGGACCAGCGGGCGGTATTCCTGGTGAGGTTAAGCTCTGGCCAGGGACTTCGCTCCCGGATCCTGTGAAATATGGAAAGTGGGTGTGGGCAGATGGAGGATCTTACGATTCGGCAACATACCCTGAAGCCTCGGCTAATATTGCTTCGCAATGGAAAACAGCATTTGGAGCTGCAGATCCCGGAGCAGGTAAGTTTCGAGTTCCCGATCTTCGCGGAGTTGTTCCTTGTGGAATGGACCAAATGCCTGGAGGAACTCGAGCAAACCGAGTGACCAGGGCAGCAGCTGTTACTATAGCTACATTCTCCGGGGAAGAATATCATACGCTTTCGGTTGCTGAGCTTGCCTCGCATAATCACGGAGCAGCTACTGGTACCGAGTCAGCTGATCATACTCACACAGTTACGACAGGTCTCGCAAGTGCTGGGCATGTTCATTATTCAGGTTCGGCGCAAGGTAGTGTTGGTGGATGGGTATCAGCTCAAGCTGCATCCGGTGGAGCTCATGCTCACACGATGCCTCCGAATACTTTATATAATGATCAAGCCGGTCAGTATGCCTTCACAACAACGAACCAAACAGGTATGGCTGGTGTTGTGAGCCGAGCAACTGATGCTCCTGCACATACGCATTATGCGGCCGATTTCTCTAACTATGCCTCAGGTGCTCATCAGGATCATTCACATTCAGGAACAACCTCAGGTCGTAGTGCTGTACATACTCATGCAATCTCGTCTCAAGGCGGTGGTGGAGCTCATGAGAATTTGCCACCTACCGTATTTGTTCCGTATATCGTGAGGCTCGATGGCTAAGAAATTTCGTCATAAAGGTGAGAAATCTCATCATGATAAGAAAAAGAATGAGCACGAGAAGCAAATAGAGAACTGGAAGCAACATGTCGCAGAGTTGAACGAGTTGCATGATAAGAATCGACTCGATTGGGAAGAGATGGTAGAGAAGGTAAAGGGTACCGGCGAAAAGGTTCCGGACTGGATCGAGCCTACCCCTCCTATTCTTCCTCATGAACCTTCCGAGCCTGATCCTCCTGTTATATACACAGCGAGAAAAATAACGAAGCCGGAGGAGATTCCTACAGAAGCCTACGGTACGATTCTCGTTCTACCAGGCCGCTATATTTTGACAGATCCACAAGGTCGAGAGCATTCTGTCTCCGAAAATGAATTCAATTCGATGTTCATAGAGGAAACCGAATGACAGAGAATCAATATCAAGCAAAATTGATCAAAAGAATCAAAAAGATGTTTCCCGGATGTGTGGTTCTCAAATCAGATTCATCATATTTACAAGGGATCCCAGATCTGATCATTCTCTGGGAATTTAATTGGGCTTCTTTGGAAGTCAAGCCTAGAGCCTCGGCTGATAGGCAACCTAATCAAGATTACTACGTGGAGCAATTAGACGAGATGTCGTTCGCTGCCTATATTTATCCCGAAAACGAAGAGGAAGTTCTGAGTGCGCTTCAACAGGCATTTGAGTCTCCAAGGAGAGCATGCGTTCTTAAGTCCTAGTCAGTATCATTGGATTCATTACACACCCGATAGATTACTCGAGCGTTGGACTGCAGCTCAAGCTTCGGCGTATGGCATTGCTCAACATGAGTATGCTCACAGAGAGATCATAGCAGGGAGACGCTCTGCTCTCGTCGGTACTATCGGGTTGTATATAAATGACGCGATTCAATTTAGGATGAATTGCGAGCAAGTTCTTTACTATTCGGAGAATTGTTTCGGAACTGCCGATACAATCAGCTTTCGTTATAATACTCTACGAATTCATGATTTGAAAACTGGTGTATATCCTGGCTCTGTTCATCAACTCGAAGTATATGCCGCGTTGTTCTGTCTCGAGTATGATAAGAATCCGTTCGAGATGAAGATAGAACTACGTATTTATCAGGACAACGAAGTGATGGTTTTCGACGCTGATCCAGAGGATATTTCATTCATCATGGAGAGAATTCAGCACTTCGACAAGTTGATAGGTCATCGCAAACTCGAGGAAGAAACATAGGGAGGTGATTTCATGGTGGTAATTTCGGAAGAAAATCATCTAAAGCACTATGGAACTCCCCGACATTCTGGTCGATATCCTTGGGGTTCCGGTGATGCGAGTCCTGAAAGCACTCGTAACAGACATCTTCTGCAAACGGTAAAGCATCTTCGGCAACAAGGTATGTCGGAAACTGATATTGCCAAAGGAATGGGGGTTTCGGTAACCCAGCTTCGAGCGCAGAAGTCGATTGCTCTTGCTCAGCAGAAGCAAGACAAGATCCTTACCGCTCAGCGTTTGAAGGAAAAAGGTTGGTCAAACGTCGAGATTGGTAAACGAATGGCTTTGAATGAATCTTCGGTTCGTGCTCTTCTTGCTCCTGGTGAGAAAGACAAAGCCGATGCTATTCAGACTACGGCAAATATGCTCAAGAGTCAAGTCGCTGAGAAGAAGTATATCGATATAGGTAGTGGTGTAGAGCATCAAGTTGGCATCACTTCGACAAGGCTCAAGACTTCTGTGGCTGTTCTACAAGAGCAGGGGTATCAAGTTCATACGATCAAGGTTCAGCAAGGTGGAACGGGTAAGTTCACAAATATGAAAGTGTTGGCTCCTCCTGGCACAACTCTTTCCGACGTTCAGAGAAACAGAGCTGAGATCAGGCAGATTCAGGAATATTCTGTAGATCATGGGCGAAGCTTTTTGAAAGTTCAGCCTCCTATGAATCTCAGCTCGAGAAGAGTTCAGATAGTTTCTGGTCCTGAAGGTGCAAAAGCCGATGGTATGATCTATGTTCGTCCTGGAAAGAAAGATCTTTCCATTGGTTCATCTCCATATGGACAAGTTCGTATCGCTGTTGATGGAACGCACTATCTGAAAGGAATGGCCGTCTACAAAGACGATCTCCCTAGTGGTGTCGATGTTCAGTTCCATACGAAGCAACCCGATACAGGTCGCAAGAAAGATGCTATGAAAGAGATGAACTTGGATGATCCGGATCTTCCATTCGGTGCCATCACGCATCAGGTTCATGGCCCAGATGGTAAGGTTAGCTCGGTGATGAATCTTGTCGGAAGCAAAGAAGGATCGGGCGAAGAAGGTTCTTGGGATTCCTGGTCGAGAAATCTTCCTTCTCAGATGCTTTCGAAGCAAAGTCCGAGTCTTGCCAAACAGCAGCTCAACGTGACATACGATCGTCGTAAAAAAGAATTCGATGAAATCAAGTCGCTGACAAATCCGACGGTGAAAAAGGATCTTCTTGTAAAGTTTGCGGATTCGACAGATGCTGCTTCGGTGCATCTTAAAGCTGCGTCTCTTCCGAGGCAGGCTACAAAGGTTCTTCTTCCAGTTCCTTCCATGAAGCCAACCGAAATATACGCTCCTAATATGAGAAACGGAGAGCGTGTAGCTCTTGTTCGATTTCCTCATGGTGGAACGTTTGAAATTCCTGAGTTGACGGTGAACAACCGTAATCGTGAGGCACGCAAAATGTTGGGTACTACGGCAAGAGATGCTGTCGGTATTCATCATTCTGTAGCCCAGCGCTTGTCTGGTGCCGACTTCGATGGAGATACAGTTCTTCTCATTCCCAATAATAGGGGCTCGGTCAAAAGTACTCCGGCTCTTGAAGGGTTGAAGGGCTTCGATCCTATGGTCTACAAGATTCCCAAAGATTCTCCCATCCCCCGAATAACTAGTGCTGCGAAAGGGGCAGAGATGGGTAAGGTGTCGAACCTTATTACAGACATGTCTCTTCAAGGTGCCAGCACAGATCAGCTTGCTCGTGCTATTCGCCATTCGATGGTTGTTATTGACTCAGAGAAACACAACCTTGATTACCGCCAGTCTGAAAAAGACAATGGTATCCTTGCTTTGAAAGAGGAGTATCAAGGAGGAAAGAGAAGAGGCGCCGCTACCTTGATCAGCCGGGCTGGAGCAGAGGACCGTATTCCTCAAAGAAGACTGCGTCCTGCCAGTAGAGGTGGACCTATCGACCCGGTTACGGGAAAGAAAGTCTATGAGACTACTGGCTATACGATCATGGAGCGTAAGTCGAGGACAGACCCGGTTACAGGAAAGAAAGTGTATTACGAAACTGGAAGACCGAAGCTGGTAAGGGAGAAGGTAGAGAGACTGTCGGTTACTGAAGATGCATTCCAGCTTTCTTCTGGTACACGTATGGAAGTTATCTATGCCGAGCACTCCAATAGATTGAAGGCTCTGGCTAATGAAGCTCGAAAAGAATCCCTCCCCCTCAAAGGAACACCCACCTCTCCTTCTGCAAAGAAGGTGTACGCAAATGAAGTGGCCTCTCTTGATAAGAAGATCCGCATTGCTGAAAGAAACGCCCCCTATGAAAGACAAGCCCAGCTCCTAGCAAACGCTGCCGTCGGTGCGAAGAAGCAGGCCAATCCAGGTATGGAACCTGAAGAACTAAAGAAGATCAAGCAGCAACAGCTTACTGAGAATAGGATTAGGACAGGAGCTAAGAAGACCAAGATCACTGTGACCCCCAATGAGTGGAATGCTATTCAAGCTGGTGCTATTAGTACGAACAAGTTGGAGAAGATCCTTAGGAATAGTGATGCTGATACAGTTAAGATGTTGGCTATGCCTAAGCAAACCTCCAAGATGTCAAGCACTAAGCTGGTCCGAGCTCGATCTATGTTGGACTCTGGGTATACTCAGGCTGAGGTAGCGGATGCACTAGGCGTTGGCGTGACCACACTCAGGCTTAACCTGAATGAGTAGGTGATCATGTCTAGCATTGAATCAACACAACCAACAGAGTACATGCTTACTACTGTTGACAATCCATTCAATCCTTTCACTCGATTCGACGAATGGTATGAGTATGACATGCGATTGGGTTACAATACTTTAGCTTTCTTAGGTAGAATCGTGAGGGGCTCACCGGACCTATCGGAGCCAGATCAGGCATTGGCTATTCAGAATGCAATAGACGAGATA